TAGGCGCCCAGCTCGAGGAGCTTGATGATCGGGTCGCTCTCGAGCAGCGCATCCCATTTGTCCCCCATGTACTGGCGAAAACGCTGCAACTCCTCGCCGTACACCCCTTCGAAATCAAGGCTCTCCAACACCTGCGGCACTGGGAGCTGCGATAGATCCACTGCGCTCATGCACTCACCTCCAAGACTGCGCTGTCACCCAGGTACGTGCCGGTCAACTGCAGGTCGATCTTGCCGTCGATGACCGCAAGCACCCGCACCCGCTCCAGCTGCAGCCGCGGTTCCCAGCGGCCCAGGGCACGGGCAACTTCGGCCTGCACCGCACTTTTCCAGCCTTCGTTCACCGGCAGGTCGACGTAGCGACGCAACTGGCAACCGTACTCAGGACGCATCCGGCGACTGCCCACCGTGGTAGTGAGGATGTCCTCGATGGACTGCCGCAGATGCCCCAGGCC